GTTGCCCCACAGAGAACCGGGTCCCGGCTCTCTTTTATCACTGAATGACCCTCTAACACTACCCGTTTTAGGATTAATAGCTCTCCATTCGCCAGCACCAACCTTTTTTATTGTAAAATTACATTCTTCTGCCTTTGCCTTCCATGCAGAGAATCCTTTTATAACAACTTTTGTTTGGCCCTCATTAACGGTACTCGCAGCCCATGCTTTATATCCAAGACTTGCATCTGATCCCGAGCCAAACGAATCTAATTTCTTGATTTGCTTTGTGGCCAATTCTGCGCCTGGGCCGCCCTTTTGTGCTTCTTTACTAAGCATACTGTATGCTGTACTTACTGCTTCAGCGGTATCAGGGCCCATTTGTCCGTCAATCGGCAATGGTGTTTGTTTACCCGAATAATTCATATTAAATATATGGTTTATGTATTTTTGTAATTGTTTAGTTTGTTCTGTTTTTTGATGAACTTTAACTGGTGCAGAGATCGGGATTGGTTCATTTGGTGCTGCGGCTTGTGCTACTCCGCCCCCGCCAATAGATCCCAATCCCATGACAGCCGCAGCACCAAGTGCACCTAACTTTTGCTTCCAGCCTTCATCTAGTATTTTATTGGTGACTTTAATACCCTGACTTTCTAAAAACTTTTTATATTGAGTTTTAAATTTTATTTCTTCAATTTTGTCTTTCTTTTTACCAAAATATTTGGCTTGAGCAGCACTCATTCCCTTCTTGCCGTCACCACCTTTGTCAGCCGCTGCCTTCTTCATTGGCTCTTTCTTGTTACCGTCTTTGTCTAAGTCTAAAAAGTCAGGCTTAGCACCTTCCGCCATGCCTTGCTTATTCTTCATTGCATAATCTCCTTTGTTTTCTAAAGCAGTATCGCTTCTTCCACCACCGCTTAACGGGCTTGCTTGTGCAAAGTTTTCTGGTCTGTCAGCTTCTTTGATTTTCTTTAGTTGTGATCCGGCAATACGTTTTGCAGCCTCTACGCCATACTTAGGTGTTAGTTTACGAACTAATGCGTCAAAGCCTGTAGTAGCATTGTTGTGCTTTCCTACATCGCCTTCTTCAACCTGTTCTTCACCATCTAACTTAAGAGTGCCTTTTTCAGATGCGGCTTTAATAACATTTGCAGTTGCCATATCAGCAGTGCCTATTGGCTTACCATCTGGTCCAATAATTTGACTTGCGCCTTGCATTGGCTTAACAGTAATACCTGTTTCATTCATTAATTCTTTATCTAATTTATCAAACCAACCTTTAAGGCTCATGCTTTCGCCAACTGGTTCTTTATCAGATGTTTTGTGTTTAGTAGTTACTTTGGCCTTACCTGAAGGTTTGCCTATACCCATAGCTTTTTGTAGGGAATCTGAACTATATTTCTTATTGTCTGTATCGGCACCGGTAGATGTTCTAGTAGAAACTTCTTTAGGAGGACGGCCTCGGCCACGCTTTTCACCAGCTGGCTTGTCTTTCTTGATCTTTTTTCCATCTTCATCTTCATCATCGTCATCCTGGCGTCCATATCCACCTGGTTCAGCAGTATGTACTCTACCACCTTTGACTTCTTTAGTGGCTTCATCTAGTTGGTCAAGCGACCTAAGTATATCTCTAAATTCCATTTTGTTTTCCCTTATTTCACAGCCATCGCGCCAGTTCTTGGCTTTGGTGGCATTTTAATGTTTGTCATTGGACTCTTATCACCTAACTTCTTATCATCTAAATACGGTTTGAATGGATCAAACGCATCAGGTGTTCTTGGCCCAGCGTATGGTATGTTAATCTTAGAATCTTTAGCTTGATCTTTGATCGAGGTAAGATATGAATCAGCATATGCTTTGCCGGCTTCTTTACCATTATCTGGCATCTCTTCATGCGTCAATACAGGACTTTCTCTCATCTGATTAGCATAAAGTTCTGATTCCCCATTGATACTATCATCAAATTGAGAACTAACTACTCTAACCATATTGACATTATATCCTAGCAATTGTGCTATTTGTTGAATCATAGGTTCAGTCGCTGGGTATCTAAACTCAGCTTTGAATATTGTTACTGATTGATTCTCTAGGTTAGGAAAACCATAAGGATCTTTCTGTATAGGTGTAGAAATTGGATCAGAAATCTTAATAGGATCAAACTTGTTCAAGTTATACTTGAACATATCTAAAAAGTTCTTATCTACTTCTCCGGCAATTTTTATAGTGTAATTATACGATCTTACACTTTCTACAATATATTGTTTTAGTGAGCGCATCTATTTGTCCTCATATAGATTATTTATCATTGTTCGTTAGATTTTACAGACAACAACTTTAGTAATTCATTGCGATCTAGTGTCTTACCTTCACCTAACGGTGTATTATCAAGTTCTTCTGCGTTAGCTTCATTCTTCTGATCTAATACCGCTTTCTTTAGTTGCAGTTCAATCATTTTGATTTTTTTGTTTAATTTTGCTGTTTTAGCAGTAATAGCATGACCTAACATAGCTCCTGCACTGTTGAATATCTCACTAGCAAATCTACTATCTACTTGCATACCAAGATCCATCAAGTCTTTATAACTACCGGTTGCCATAGATGCTAACTCATCTAATTCATTATCACCTGCTTCTAATCCACGAACTTGTGGTAATGCATTTTCTATCTTTTCTAGGTTATTCAATGCTTCTTCTGTGATTTGTCTTGCATTTTCAGGTATAGGTGTAGTTAAGTCTGTGGTATCACCTTGCGGTAACGCAAAAAGTTCTTCTAGTCGCTTTGTCATGCTTTATTTATTGCCCAATTAACATCAGCTTATCTTTTGCTTTTTGGTTTACCATTGTAAAATAAATCCTCTTCAGTTATTACGCGAAAGGTACAACCTTTAGATTTACACCAAGCTGAACAGGCAGCCCATTTAGCATGGTTTATCGCTACAACTGCTCTATCTTTAGCGTTAGTAACTTTGCTCTCAATGATACTTTGTTTTTTAGGTTTGATCTCTACTACTTCAGTAATTTGCTTACCGTGTTTATTCAGATATACCACTAAAAAGTCTGGGATATAGTTGGTTGGTTTTCCAGTAAAGGGATGACGATAGGGGACTACAATTGATTCACTAGCCCAATTAAGTATGTTCTGATTTGAATCTAGGAACATCATGAATGTAAGTTCCCATCCTGATCTATATCTAGGTTTATTATTGCCTAAATATTTTTTGGGATTTTTAGGAACATAAGTTCCTTGTGCCCAATTACCCATATTATTGTACTATGTTACGGGATACAGGTTGGTTCGATCTAGGTTGTATCCCGATACCATATAATGTAGTTTTAGACTTAAAGCTATTCAAATAGTAAGCTAGGATTTGATTCATCTCCATCTTTTTAGTACCTTTGATTTGATCTAATAAATCTAAGGCACTTTGTTTAGTTTCTTGTGCTACTCTGAAGAAAACTGCTGTGAAATTATTTGCTATTTGTATAGTGTCACATATTGATACAAAATAACCATGCACTATATCATACTCATTTGGATTGATGATAAGGTCGAGATTATAGAATGCATCAAAAATCTTGATAGTTTTATCTAACGAATTTCTATTGTCTATTATTTGTGGCATAATCTTTTATGGGTTAGTTGTTCCTGCATTAGTAGTATCACCAATTGGTTGTGGTGCTGTTGCAGTACCTTGTGGTGCACCGGCAGAACCTTGATTGTTAGGTGAAGCCCCATATATAGGTATATTCACACGGACGTTTCTAGTTACTGATGCACCGTCTGTTATTGCTTTACCTAAACCTGCGGTTACTTCTGATTTAATAATCGATGATAGATTGGTTTGAGGGTTTGAGAAAGTATTATAAGTAGTACCAGCAGCTTGAATTGCACCTATAATATCACCCCTATTAAGTAATGCGCTGACTACTCCATTTGCTCCATCAACTAATCCGCCTTGACCTAATATGGTAGCATTTGAACCTGGTCTGGCTATAGGGCTAAGTGTTCTATCATAATTAGCATCACTACCAAATCCTGGAACTTGATTACCAGGAGCATTACCTGATAATGCTCCGGTATTATATAAGACGGTCTCGTAATTGATATCCATCTTATTTTCCATAGTGCCGGTACTTTCTGCATAACTGTAAGTATCGTGATCGAATTTAGTAATGATTGGATTTATCAACGTATATGATGCCCAATTATGTTGATTGAATCCAAACACAGTTATATTTTTAAAGAAAGGTACTTTGACTCCTGTTGGGTTTGACAACACAGGTTGACTATTATATCCCCAACTTGCGTTATTAGTTATAGAAGGGCTATATTGATTTCTATTATTATATTCGGCTAATGTTGGGGTAGCCTGTGCTCCTCCACCTACCGTTGAAGTATTTGTAGAAGATCCTCTAGCACCTGAAAATACTACGCTGGCATTTTGACCATCATAATAATAATAATTATAATAGGCTTGCCATAATCTTCTAATCATGCCACCTGAAGTAGTGCTACTGACTGAACCACCATTATCATCGTGAAATGAAATAGATATGGGGTCATATTTTATTTTAGTCTGTACAATCCGTTTACGATTATACTGATTAAGTACATGAGTATCAAAAGAGAAAGAAGGTAACTTGATAGTCTTTACTGCTAACGCAAAATTGTTACCATTGTTTTCATTTTGCGCATATGCTTCTGTATTGATATCGAAATATACATGAAATAGAAACTTTAATTTAGGAGCATATTGATATGCATTAGTCCTAAACGTTTTAGAAGCATGGGTATAATCACGAAGGTAGTCGCTGCCGAAAAAGGTTCCGGCAGCTCCGTTTAGCAAGTCTTGGAAAAATCCAGCCATGAACTAGATTTTCTTTACTTTTTAACCTTGTCCAGAGCCGATGCCTGTAGCTGAAGCACCACCTAAGGCACGTCCAACAGTTGCACCTACACCAGAACCAATTGGGCTTTGTATAGCATTGTCGTATCGCAATGTCAATGCAATAGTTACTGCTTCGTTAGTTGCGTAATTCAATGTATTGTAGTTTGCAGTCTGCACAAAACATCCATACAGTTCCCAAGTTTCTAATACTGAAGGGGCAGCAGCTCCGTTACCACCATCAAGAATCTCAACGTTAGTTTGGAACTTGTAATCTTGTCCTGTAGCAGCACTAGCTTGTTCCACAAAGTCCATTTGCTTTTGTATCTGTTGACCAACTGCTCTGGAAACTGTACCAGAAGCATCATCACGGATATTAACCGTCATTGGTGACCAAGTATGCTTACCAGATAGATACATAGTTGAGTTGTAGATTGGTAATGTAATTTCAGCAAAGGATACATTTGGACGTGAGCAATCTATTACTTGCTTTGTCAATTGCATTCCACCTGCTGAATCAACACCAAAGTTTATAAAGTTGACTCTAAATCTAAATTGCAGTTTAGGCATCAACAAGCCCTGATTGCCACCGGCATTATCAGATGCTACTGTCATGTTGAATAATGATTGTGAGGCTGTTGCCATTTTTCTTTCTCCTGTTAATCTTATTTATCGTTGTCCCCGGGGATTTACCCCGGGGCTCATTCTTACAATGCTGCTATTCCGCCTGTGTTCAAGATACGAACTGGGATGTAGATAAATTCAGCAGCTTTCACTGGCTCTATCGCAACATCAATCCACAATTCACTTCTATCAATTCTTGCAGGTGTGTTATTTGATTCATCACAGACCACAATATAATCGTAAATACCACGTTTTGCTACTAAGTCAATAAACAATGACTGTACTACAGCAGCAATCTGTTTCCTAGTTATAGAATCATTTGGTTCGAAAACGAACGGTCTAGCTGCTATCGTCAACTGTCTACGTATATAAGCAACTAAACGAGCCACGTTAGTTCTATCTAATGCACTTTGTGAATTGAAACTTGTCTTGTTACCATAATTCAACAGACCAATACCAGTGAAGAATACCATTGGGTTGATGAAGTTGATGTATAGAACATCTCTGATTCCTACACGTGTTTTGATAGTAATAAATTCACCGGTTGCAGAATCTAAATAACCGATATTAGTAGCATTATCGATAGTACCACGGCGAGTACCAGCAGCCGCTAACCAAGGATAACTTACTGAATCATTATGCAAGAATGTGCGTAACATCATGTGTGATGATGGGACAGCAACTAAGTTACCACCAAGGTCTGATGTTATACCACTTGGGTAGAACAATCCTAGATAAGTGTTACGAGTCACACAACCTTCTTCACCGGTGCTTGTTGCACCTGCTGCGTTAGTTGCCCACGCTTGAATAGCAGTAGCATCAGCCGGTAATCTCATTGGTGTATCACCTATGATATAACCAGTCTCTCCGCGATCTGCATTCAACACAACCATATTAGGCTGTAGTTCTGGATAGTTAGGAGTTGCCATCAGATTGAAGAAGTTATCTTCATCACGAATATCAGTATTAGTATCAATTACTGAACGTAATGACTGAACTACCATATTACGCTGAGCCTTACGACCCATATACGGTGCACCATTTGATTGCAATCCACTATCAGATACCCATGCTGAAGTTTCTGTAGGTAAAGCCTCATCAGGGAATT